ACTCCGATGTCTTTTAAAAATAGGTAGGTTTCTTTCATTTCTTGTAATATAGGTAAATAGCAATAATGACTAAAGATAAGTATTCGCTCCAATTGAATACCATTGCACTATAAGTTATTTCATCTGTAAATGCGTTTAAACTAGCAATAAAAGGAATGAAAGCAATCTTTCTCCATTTTGGTAAAGTGGTTTCGTTGTATAGTGCGAATGTATAGAATACAAAAGCAAGCGCAATTAGTTGATAAAATGCCATGTACCATAAACACTTATGGAATGAATAACCAATAAATGCAGAAATGAATCCACCTAATAACGCTACTTTTGAATATCTATTATGCACGGTCATTTGGTCTAGTTCCTACGTGTTCGAACTTAGTGGTTCTATCAATAGTGGTTTCAAACTCTAAAATCTCATCAACTGTTGAAGATAATTCTAAAGCCATTTCTCCTGAACTTTCTGTTGTTCCGTTTTCGTCTTGAATTTGGTAACGTAATATTAACTTTTTCATTTTATTTGATATTTGATTAATTCATTTTCTACAAAGGTAAGAATATCTTTATTCTCCCAAGTTAAACTATATTCGAAATTATCGAAAGCATACGTAAATTTGTCGTTAATCTTAAAATTGATTAAGCACGTTTTACTTTCGAAATCATCACGAACATTTATAATGTCGATTGTTTCAACATAAATTTGAAATTCTAATTGTGGTAATTCTATTTTCATATTCCTAATTCAGTATCGGTTATATATCTACATGGAACGTGCTTACCTGCTACGTAACTCATGTTACCATTTGTTACTACACAATAATTGTAATTTTGGTAAACATAAACAGCAGTTGTTGGTGTTATCGGTGTATTTGTACACGTCCAAAAGTCATCCGCTAGATTTATATTAAATGGTGCGTAGTTCAATAACTTCACACCACTAGCACCACCATGATACAAAATACTTTCTTGCTGTTTTTTGTTTGGTACAAACCAAGTAGCAAAACCACCATGAGCATCAGCGTGTGAATTTAAACAAGCATTTGCAAGTGTAGCACTATTTGTTGTGTAGTTTCCTTTGTACCATGCTAAACGGCTTGTTCCGTTGTATGTAGAATGGTCTAAAATAATGTTATCAGCATAAGTCTGACCGCCTAAAGTATCTGTGAATCGGTTTGTGTTTCCGAATGCGTTATTTTCTGCTAGTGTGAAGAAATCTACTAAACGTCCAAATTCGTTATAACCATCATCGTATGTAACTTGACTTGTTGTCTGCCCTGTTTTCATTACGTCTGCTGTAGCGTAGGTTGGTGCTGTACCTGTAATTTCCCAAGTTTGTGTACCCGCGTTCCATGTTCCTGAAGGTGAGCCGTTAAATTCAACCGCAATACCTAAACTATCTGTTGCTGGAATATCTGCAATAGAAGTACCATTAATTGTTACTTCAGAATCACCAACAATCCACTCAACACCTACAATACTACCTACTGCATCACCATCCGTTGCTTTTACAGGCACGTTGAATGTAGTACCTGCATCAGTTGTTCCGAACGCTTCACCATTTACTGTAATTTCAACTTCTGTACCTGTTGGACAACAAATATGTCCTGTCCATTGTTCTAAATACAAATCTAAAGTAGCTTCACTACTCCATGCCGTACCTGTTGAATCAACTAAATCAGAAAAATTGAATACACCTAAACGAACAATAGAATTACCTACCGTTGTTAAATTTGGAGTGTTCCAATAGAATGAGTAAATAGAATCTATCTTTTCCCATCTAACAAGGTTTCTAACTTGTCGAATAACATCTGTACTTGTTGCCGTATCATGAACAACAAAGTAATTTTGAGATTTATATACCTTATAAGACATTGTACAAAGATTTTGTTAATTTTCTTCTATCGCCAAAGTTAGCATTTATTATAATATTACGCCCACTACCAGGATAATCAAAATTTGATAATTGATTTAATGAAACAGGAAAATCAAGATATTGATAAGAATGGTTAAAAATATTATGGTCTGAAATAAAACAATCATCTTCATTTAGCAAGTGATTAAGTATTAAATCAGTATAACAGTTACCAATTGGATTAGATTTTAATTCATAAGATTTAACAAATTCGCGTGAAGTTTTTACTACTTTTCTGCCTTTATCAACTAAATTATTTACCTCGCTATTTGGTTGCATAAGTCCGAATATTCCATCGAATCGGATAGTATCAACAAAGTTAGAACCTGTATAATCAAATTCTTCTTCTATTGAATAACTCGAATAGTGCGATCTAATTCGAACAGTTCCATCTAACAAATTAGTGTTGTACGGCATAAGTTGGAAATTACCTATCACATAACCACCAACAACACCAGAAATAGTAAATTCAACTTCTATTGTGTACATTCCTGCACCGTAGTTAATAAGATAATCTTTCCAATTAAACATAAAACCAACTGCCAAAGGTTCATTTGGAAATATCGCATCACTACCATAGTTAGTTAAATATCCAGCCGTGCCACATTTCTTAATTTTGAATGTTACAATATCGGTATCATTATAACGTTGAATTTTACGCCCTGTAATATCGTTTTTCCATGAATCATTTGAACTTTCATCAGCAAATACTTCATAGTTACAACAACATTCGATTAACCCCCTATCTTCATTAATAAGGGGTTTAGGTAATTTAATAACCTGAATATCTTCTTTCTTTCTATAATCCATAATAATTAATAATATTTTGTTCTAATGCAGTACGTTCTGTTGTTTTGTTTTTTCTCCAATATATTAACTCTTGGAAATTGTCTCCTGAAATGAATCCAGCAAATTTAAACAATGAAGTGAAATTAACTGATGTAACGTAAGGGTCGGATTCTGTTGCATAAGGTGAGCCGTTAATATATGCAATTGAATCAGTTCCATCGTTTTGAATTGATAATAAAGTATGTGCTAAAGAATCATCAATGCCGTAACCAACTGAAGTTGAATTTAACGCTGAAGAAATACTTCCATCCCCAAAATCAAGAACAGCACCTGTATAGCTAAGACCTATATCACCATCAGATAATGCAAGAACAGCCCCTGTATCGTTACGTTCAAACACCCAAGTTTGATATACTAAACCTGCATTCACAACACTATAAGTTAAATTGTAGAATGCATTATTATCAAGTTTTAAAGCTGGTAATCCATTACTTGTAACCAATACACCACTTTCAACAATTAACCCTTGTTTGGTTGTATTGTTTTGGTAAGCATGGCAACTTGCACCTGCTTGGTCATAAATCTTTGTTACATATCCATCACCTGCACCAACAAATGTTAATAATGTTGTGGTATCTAAATCACCATTTAAAGGGAAGATATCAGTTTCTTCATCATCCGAACTTCTACGCACTCGAATTAAAGCACCATCGTAAACAACATCATTTGATAATTTACGAGCAACTGAATAGGCTAATTCAGCATCCTTTTTAACTGTAATCAAGTAACCTACCATTTCTCTAGGTGATGCGTAAACACGATATGACAAACTTACTTTTTGAGCGTTAACAACATTTGTATCAATAACACATTCAGCTGTTAATGTCGTGCCTAAATTGGTAAGCTTGATTTTCGTTTCACCTGCTAACGGTTTAAATGGATTTGAGCCTGTTTGTTCTAAATCTAAAACACTTGATGCAACCCATCTATTTCCGCTTTCAAAGTCTTCAATCGTAAATTCAACCCATTCATCAGTAAAAGCATTTACCCAATCGAAATCAACTTTCAATTCATGGACTTCATTTGCAATTAAGTTCGTTGGATTGTTACCAAGCGAATCAGTAAGTAATGAAGTCGCTGTAACTTGTGGGTCGTCTTCGTAACTTCTTATTTTAAACTCAAAATGGTTAAAATCTTCAACACCGTTTTTTATTACGAATGTGTCAATTGATGCGTACCAATCGCCACTAAGATAATGTTGCCAATCTCTATTCAGTCCATTGTTAGGTTCTGACATATTAAAAAACGAATCATTTGCATTTAGTAATTGCTTCCAATAACGCCAATCGTTCAAGAATCCGTATTGAATTTGTACACCGTATTGCGTTAAATCATCCAACACTGGATTAAGTTCGATTTTTATTGCGTTTCTGTCAGTTGTTAAAGGTAGATTAAAGTTTCTTGGTTGTGTTTGATTTAATTGATAAACACCACCAATATAAGGCACTCCAACGAATGAAAACAAGCTATTTTCTAAGGTGAAATACTCATCTGTTACATCGTTTCGCATTGTAATTGAAAGACGAATACCATCTAAAACCTCATTTCTATTTAACATAATATTAGAAATGTATAGTACATCATCTTCAGTTGTTGTGTTTGGAGTAACGATTGGAGTTATATCCATTCCTGAATGGTCAAACAATGTTTCATCAACGATATAAGGATATTGCACACCGATAGTAGGGGCATCGTAATTATCATCGTTAAAACAAAGTAAATTCACCTCATCACTTAAAGTTCCACTTACTGCATGATTCGCAATACGTACCCAAATAACCATATTTCTTTCACCATCTGTAATATCAGAAAAGAAAGTATAAGCACTTGCATTTGGTTGTACCGTTCCGCTTACTGTTAATGTACCACCCGAATGAGTAAATTGTAAGTTTGTTAAATCGAATTGAACACCATCAGTATTTGCAAAACCATTATAAACTGTTAAATCAGGCGTAACAGCGTGTAAAAAATCAACATCAGGGGCATTAACCAGCAAGTTATCAAAGGCACTTGTAAACTTGTTTTTAAATAAATTATCTTCAACAGGTCTAAAAGCCATTCCGATATTATACTTTGATGTTCCGTTTAATTGATTTGGAGCATTGAAAACTGCCACAAAATTACTATCCGCTGAATAGTCCATTTTGTCAATGGTGTTACCTAAAGTATCAGTCCATTGAATAGATTGGAATGAATAATTGTTAGGTTGTCCATTGTAATTCTCGTCGAAGAAACCTGTATTTGATTGTGTTGCACCGCCAATATCTGAAAGTATTCCGTTTGGATTACCTGTCAATGAATATGAAGTGCCTTTAACATACGGTACTAAACAATTTGAAGCTGAATAAACTGTGTTATTTTCAAAGATACCCCATTGCAAGAATTTAAATGTTATCTTCCAATTACTGAATGAATTAAAAGCATCTGTTGTATCTGCCAAACGTTCTATTTCGGGTATTGTCATCATTCCACCCGATTTATTTCCTAGCTGTACCATTGTCGCAGTATCGCCTACTGTTGTCATGGTATCAGTTTCGTTATACATGAATCGGTTCATTTCACCATCAATAATAGAATTTGGTGAAGAAATACCGTTTTTTGTAAGGTTGAAAATGAAATCTATTTGTTGTGGTAACTTAATCGAATCTACAAACATACCCGATAATGCACCACCATCAGGAAATTGTTGCCCTGAGTTGTAACCGCTTGGTAATGCAGTATCAATATGTAATTCAGTTCCGTTAATGTATGTAATGGTTCTTGTGTATGTGATGATTGATGTACTTATCGCATAATTATAGAACTTAATTGTAATTGTATCACCTGCAACAAAACCATGTTGACCCCATTGAACATTTGGAAATGTTAAGATTGTACCAAGCGAACTAATTGGAGCATTTGAACCACTACCAACATGATACGAATTTCGTAATGTTATTTCACAATCAACCCATTCACCAGCATTCGCATAAAGTGCAGGTAAACCGTTGTATTTTTCACTAGTTATTTTCAATGCCATTTGCCATGTTATTTAGTTTCTTCAATTGCTCCATTTTTTCCTCGAAAGTATTTCCCAAAGTTAACGAGTTTTTGGCTTCGTTAATCTGTTTTTTTTGCTCATCATTCATTAACGCCATAACTTCAGGTGTTAGCAATGAATCCATCGCGTTTTGAGCCTTTGTAATTATTTCTTCAATTGTCATAAAGTAATTGTTTTTGTATTAAATGCTAGGTTCGATTTCTCAGCTAATTCAACTTTAGCTTGATGCGCTCCATTTATCCACTCAAAGTTAAGAATTTCTAGTTCATTTCCATCTTCATCAAACATTACATTGTTTTCATTTAATGCTTCTAATTGAATAGGTGCAAATGGTATAGTACTTTCTTCTATTGATTTAAAATTATCTTTCACCTCGTTTATGTAGTGAAATTTATTATATAAAGCATCTGCGCCAATATAATCTGTAAAGTTTTTAGGCTGTTTACCACCAATTGTATAAAGTAGTTTTGTGTTACTAAAATGCTGTTGACTAATTTGAAGTACTCCAATACGCCCTGTAATTTTATCACTCAAAGAACTATTAGCACCAAAGAAGTTTGCTACACTATCAGCAAGTTCGGCAAATTCTAACAATCTTTTTTCAACAAAATTTAGATCGTTCTTTCTATATCCAAGCGATAAACCAATATTAATATCTGCATATCCTTTAATTGAAACAATATCGTTGTTTATAGTTGTAATTGGTTCGGTAGATTTTTCAACAATTTGACCGCTTATTTTGTCCATTGTATGTGAATCGGACGTATCGTAATTGTAGTGCAATAAATATCTTTTCCATGTTTCACCAAAGTTATACGTTCTTTGATTCTCACGTTTTGACTGAATGTTTAACGTATTCTTGAAAGTCTTATTTGAGATTGTCCAATTATAATCACGTCTTTCAAGTCTAACAGTATTTCCGTTAATAAATATTTTACCGTTTATTGCTTTACGTATTTCTTCAAACAAACCACCAACCGTAGAAACTGAGTAATCCATTGCAGTCGGGTAATGTTTGTTAAACATACTAACCAAGTCGCCAATATAATAATCAAAGATTGATTTATTTGTGCGTTGTAATGGAACGGGTAAAAGTGTCATTCCTTGCAATCCATCTAAAGCCGTTGATTCAAATTGCTTACCCAAAAATGCGCTACCTTGCGTTAACAAATCTTTTACTTTCATCGCATTGAAATAACGAACTTTCGGTACAAATAATTCAATTAATTTTAACACGTTTGATGTTAAAGCAATTGCCACCGCTGTTGTGTATATTGCTTGTGCGGCAATCTTTAAAACTAGCGCAATAATATCCCCTGTATCCATTGAAGGAGGCACACCTGCATTTGGGGTTGATGCCTGAACTGTTGGGGCTGTAATAACGACTACTAAGTCGCGAATAGCACTAATTAATTCGCGTGTCATTGTATAAGTAGAAATTGAAAGCATTAATAATAATTCAACTTGATTATCTTTCACAATAATATAAGGCACTTTAAAACCACCTGTAATGCCTGTTTGAAAATTAATTGACTCCCAAGTTGTATTATTTGCACGTTCAATAAACCAAGAAAAGGAATTTCTAAGTCTTATTTGACATTCCATTTCAGAATCTGAAAACTTTGAAGCGTTGGTTAAATCAATGAAGCATTCAAAAGTGAATGTACCAATTTCAACCGTATAAGGAACGCCCTCGAATATTCCAACCGAATTATTAACGTGTTCCATTATCATTTTATAGGCATCATTTGTAAGTATTAATGAATCGTAGTTTAACTCGCTTTGCTCTGCATTACCTGTAAAATCCCATTTAATACCCATGTTTTCAGCATTAACAGGGCGAATCTCAACCCCATTAATGTAATGTTTCATAAACTCCATTATTTTACTTTAAATGCGTTTGTAGTTGTTTTATTACCTTGTGTTCTTCGTTCGATTATTTCCATTGCATTTTGAGTAATTAACCCTAATTCAATGTTTGTTTCAGGTTTGTTAATGATTGCTTTTTCAATTGCATCTAACTTACCTTGCAATGCTAATAAATCATAAGAATTACCTGCAATATCTTGTTTGATATTTAACTTTGATTGAATAGCTGAATTTACAATTTCATCAGTTGTATGAATACCTACTTTTTCTAATAGGTTCATTTTTTCACCTGTTAAAATACCTTCATCACCAGCAACACGAATAATTCTATTATCGGGGTCGCTACCTAAATCAACATTAGGATTCATTTCATCACGAACACGTTTTTTAGTACCTTTCTTAAATCCGCTTAACAATTTTGCAGCACCTTTGATAATTGCCATTTCTGCCATACTTTTACCTGTTGCTTGTATTGCTCCATCGCCTTTCTCAATCTTGGCTTCAATCAAGTTGTATAACATTTTCAATTCATCGTATCTACGTTGCTTATCAACTTCTTTCTGCTTTTCAACCGTTGCTTGTTTCTGTGCTTCAATACTTGCTTTAATCGAATTTTGAGCATCAATATTACCTGCATTTGCTTGTGCTTGTAAATTATCTTGTTGCTTCTTTTCGGCTTCGATTTGTTTATCTAAGAACTTTTGTTTCTCATCGCTTATTTGCTTCATTTCATCAAGTGCATCATTAACGCCTTTTTGACGTATTTCCTGCATTCGTTTTCTACGGTCTTCTTCATCTTTTAAACGTTGTTCTTCTGCTTTCTTTTCTTGCTCAATAGTCCATTCCCAAGTTTTAATTCTCCATGTAGAAAGTTCTTCATCATCTTTACGCTGTTTATCATCAGCATTTTCTTTATCCGTTTTTACTTTGTTTTCTTGTTCTAATTTCCATGCTTCTTCATCTAATAGCATTTGACGTTCTGCGTCTAAACGTTCTTTGTAAATACGCAATTCTTCTGCATTTTTATCAAATGTATCTTCTACTTCTTGTTTCTTTCTATCGCGTTCTTTATCTGCATTTTCTTTTCTAATATCATCAACTTCATCATTATATTTTTGTTCTGAATCAGATTTGATACCATTTGAGTTTTCTAACAATTCCGCTTGACGTAATAAATCAAGTGATAAATCTTCTAATTCTTTTGCGCGAACTTTGTTTTTATCAGCTGATGCCAATGCCATTTTAGGGGCTTGGTTGCTTATAAATCCTGTCAGTATATTATCAGCATCTTTAGCCGCATTAACCGCTAATTTTTGTGCGTCAACTTCAGCAAGTAACGCATCAACTTTAGCTTGTGCAGCCATTTTGATAATCGCGTCCGCTTGCGCTCTTAATGCACTTGCTTTAATGTACGCTTCTGTTTTTTCTACAAATAGTTTTTCAGCTTCATTTAAACTTGTTGCAGTTCCCATTGTTTCACCTAAAGTATCGTTGTATATTTTCAACGCTTCACCTTTAGAAATAACTCCCTCTTTAGCTAATTGAAAAGCAATTTTAACCTCGTTCGTTTTAGAAGTAGCTTCTGTCGCCGCTGTTTTGTATTCGTCCATTGTATCGTTCAACGCTTGTTGTTTACGCTCCAATGCTGTTGATTCATTGCCCCAATCAATGAATAACGCTACTAAAGTTCCAATTCCAGCAATTATAGCAATTATTGGTAGTGCTTTCATCGCTTTACCTAGTCCATTTGTTGAAACCGTTGCTACTTCTGTGGCTACTGCTTGACCTTCAGTTACTACAATATCAACTTCTTTAGCCGTTGTAAACAATCCTAACTGAGTCGCTGCCGCTGTAAATGATGCTTTGATTTGATTCATAGTATCACCAAGTGCCCCAAGTCCTTCAATTGCATCCGTTAAAGCTGATAATGCTTGTAAACGTACAAGGACTTGCATAACATTTTCAGATTCAACGCCAAATAAAGCCATTCCGCCCTCTATTCCTTGCATCGCGTTAATTCCAACTTTACCAAGCCCTGCGAAACCTTTTGACATATTTTCAACTCCACTACCCGCTGTTGCTTGAATAATATCCTTTGTATCGCTTATTTTGTCGCGAAGTTGACCAGCTTGAGCAGCCATTTTAGCAAAACGCGGATCGCTTTCATCCATGTTTTGTAAAATATTGGTTAATTCTCTAAGTTGTGTTTTTAAAGGTTTTACTGCACCTTCATAATTTCCAACGTTTCGCGTATGCTGACCAACAGTTGCATCAACTTTTTTTAGTTCCGCGTCTAAATCATTGATTTGTTTTTTTAATTCAAGCGCTTGTTGTGTGTTTTCTTCACCTGCAACAGCCATATCTTTATAATCTTTTCGAAGGTCGTTTAATGTTTTCGAAAGAACGTTGTAAGGGCGGCTTAATTCAGTCGCTTGTTTTATTTCTTTATTATACTGCGCTTCACGTTTTGCGTGTGCTTTTTCTTCAATTAATTGGCGTTTCTGTACTTCTTTGGTAAATTGTTCGTATGCTTTTGCCTGGTCTAGTTCGGCTTTGCGTAATTTCTCGGAAGTTGCAATTTTATCCTTTTCAATTTTATTCGCTTGTTCAGTTACGTTATTAAGTTCGTGTGATACCTTAATAATATCTTCAATGCCTTTTTTATTGTTCGTAGTGGCACTATTCAAAGTAGTTTTATAAGTAGTTGAAAGCTGAACTATTTTTGTGTCCATTACTTCCAATACCTTAATCATTTGATTCGCTTCGTTGATTGCTTCATCAAATAATTTACCTTCGAATATGTCTTTTTTACTATAAGTCTTTGCCATTATTTTGAGTTTTGTTTTTTAAGTTTTTCAATTAGTTTAAAGTATTCGATTGTTTTAGTTGTTAAAGGGTCAATTCGATAACCTTGCATTTTTCCCAGATGTTGTAGAATTTCATATCTATCAGAACCGCCAAAAGAAAGTGTTTTTTCATACGCTGTAATACGTGCTGAAATCTCACGAATACCATTCATCAAGAATCTATTTCGTTTACCATCTTTGATTCCCTCGACAAATTCCAATTGTTTTAACGCTCTTGATTTCAATAGTTCAATGTAACGCACAAAACTTTCATCTAATCCAACAAGATTAATGAAGTCATTATACAATATTTCCCACGCTTGTTTATCTTCTGCTTTAGTGCCAAATTCAACATTCAAACGTGTAAATTCATAGTTACCATCTGAACATTCAAACCAATTTTCTAAAGGCAGTTGTTTAATTGACTTGTAATAATTCTCTGACATAATCAATAAATTTATCTTTTAACATTTCTTTCACTATCGTTAAATTATCAGGCGTTAATCCAATAATACCATCACCATATCTATCAAACAAATTAGTATTATCTTTTTGACCGTTTGCATTCGTTGTAAAGAAGTCGTTACCAACTTGAATAGCTAAAGAGTTAATGAACGCACTTGTATCGTTTAAGGTATATGGTGTCCCTGCTTTTTTCCTTGGGTCTAATTCCTCAGTTTTACGCGAATAAACCCCTATAATGTCGCCTTGGTCATTAATACCTTTTTTATCAAGTTGTTCAACGACTATTAATTTCCAAATCTCATCTTCTAAATCAGCATCAAACGCCTTTATCCACGCTTCAACTTCATTCAATTTTTGAAAGCGTTCTATAAATTCATAAAATGGAGTTCTATTTAACATAATATCAAAGGTAATAAAAAAACCCCCACCGTTTAAGTGAGGGTTAATTTTTACTTTTTCGTTGTTTTCTTCTTACCAACTTGCTTGTGAATTTCCTTTAAAATCTCTATTCGAGTATTCGGGAAATCTTCTTTTAGTTGGTCTAGCGTTTTTCCTTGTACGGCTTCAATACTATATTCACCGTAGCCAACTTTTATGAAGCCCATAATTAAGCAGGTTGAACAAATGTTACCGCACCTTCGAAACCTGTTGATGTTGCTACTTTTATTTCAACAACATCAGCAGTTGTTTGTGAAGGTAGAGTAAATAAATACTTAGTATCAGGAGTTTCAACAGCTGAAACTAGTGTTACTGGCAATCCTGTTGTCTTATTAGTACATACAAAATTAGCTGTTACTAAACCATCAACATTTTGTGCTTCAGGGTTTCCGAAACCGTAATCAGTTGATAAAGCATAACTAACCGTTGTATTCGTACCACCATCAACAGGCGCATCAACTACTGTATAGTTTACATCAATTAAGCCGTGAATATCATTGATACCATAACCTAACTCATCCCAAGAAATTAACCAAAGTTCTTCTACTCTTGTACCTTGTGCATAATCAAATGAAATCATTGCTTTACTTGGGTCTGCATCAGTAGCGTGTGAGTACTTCGGAGCATAAGCCTTAATTTCGATAGGATAAAGGAAGTTACCTCTTTTCAATCCAACCATTCCATCAGCATTGAATACATAAACGCCATTTCTTGAACATTTACCTTCTTTCAATTTACCAACATAAGCTGGTGAAACTTCCCAAACTTCAGCAGCCATTTTGTAAGCTACATCACGAACTTCAACTTTACCACCAGCAGTATCAGTAGCGTATTGTTCCGCTTCGTCAGGGTGTGTGACATTACGTAAATCCATAATAGGATAAATGCGAATTGAACGGTCATACTCTGAAAGGTGGTCATCTAAAGAAAATGAACTGATGTTAGTTAAATCAATTTTATTGATTACACCTCCATTTGTTACCATTGATTGAACCCCTAGACCCAATGCTTTTTTAATTTGTTGTACGCAATTTGGTAACCCCGTATTACCGTGAGTTTGTCCACAAGTACAACCTACTACATTTGCCATAATTTTATATTTTTAAATTAACAATTACAATTACCTTTCAACACTTCTAAACTGAATGACATTGATAGGGCTGAAAGATTGCTATCAATTATTTGTTTTATCATTCCGTTTGTATTCTCACTCCCAAAAATCGAATAATCTCTAGTTTTATACGAATTTAAAGGGTTAAAATACTGTTTGTTCTTTTTAATCGAACGTTCTATTTCTTGTGCTAGTTTAACCATTGGAAAAACATTCTTTTTGCGTAAATCAGTCGTTACATCATGAACTAAATCAGCTTCACACATAATAAATAGTTGGATTTCTGAAACTCGTTCAATATCTCCGTATTCATTCCATTGTTCATCAACAGGATTTAGTAACCAAATAGCAGGTAATTTATTTCGTTCGTCATTAGAGATTTGCGACCATTCACTATTTAAAGCGCGTGGTGTTCCTCTATGGTAATAAGGCTTAGGAATGTATAAAACATCACCTTTTTTCAGTTCAGTGCCGAAATTAGAGATTAATACATTCGTTCCATTATTTGATTTAACTACAAAACCACCTTCATCATTTGTTAAGACTTCGTATAATCTTAGATACTTTTGATTGCAAAACGTCAAAGTTTGCTCACCATCAACTAAAGGTGTAGCGGTTTTGATTACAATTGAATTATCAATCTTATCAATTATCTGTTTGTATACTAAATCGTCAATATCTAACATCAGAACCAATTCATTAATAATTTAGATTGTCCTTTAAACTCAGGATAAATGTCTAAATTGTCGTTAATATACGCTTGAATTGCTCTATACGTCTTTACCGCATCGTTATAACGCTTTTCGTTATTAGCTTTCAAAGAACTAGCACTTTTTGAATTTTCGCTTTCGTTTTCTCTTTGTCCATCCAAAACAACCGCTACTGAATGAGTAGCAAACCATTCAAAATAAACAAAACCTAAAAGCATTTCTTTAACTCCTTTCGATTGCCAAATACGATCACAATCATCTTGATAATTAAAAGGTTCAAACAACTTTTCATAAATAGGGTCTAAATCAACAACACCTTGTAAAACAATATCTTTAAAATCAACTCCGAAAAGTTGCATTAAAGCTAAATCTTCTACGCTATCAATACAAGCCTGAACATTATCTACATTGTGCTTGTTTAAATTGATAGTGTATTGACCTGTATAATCTGATGTTGATGTAATTGCCATTTTTATTCTTCGTTGTTATCGTTGTTATCATCTTCCAAAAGCAATTCAATTAATTCTGCTTTTTTCTCATCTGTAAATTCAACACCTCTTTCACTACATAATGAACGTAATTCATCAATTTTAAGTTTTGAATAAGGATTTTCAGTACTTCTTTTTCCATCTGCAAATTCAGCAGCACCCTTGTTAACCAAAATTTCAGCCATTTCAGAAGTTACTTCAATTTCAACTCCTTTTTTGTGGAATGACTTACTTTTACCTGTTGATACAATTAGAACTTTTTCCATTTTGTTTAGTTTTAATTAAGCCCCTAATCAATCGAAAAGGGGCTGTAAATTAATTAGATTTCAATTGCTGTTTTGATTGTAGCAATATCATCGTAAATAAATGCTTGTTCGTCTAATTTCTTAACGAAAGCATGAAAACGAGATTCACCCAAAATAACGAATTGATTTTTAATGAAGTCATCATTTACCCATCCAATTTTAACGTTATAACCTACGTAGTTTGTAGTGTTATATTTCGATAAATCAGCAACAAAGATTTTTCCAGCAGTAATATCTTCATGTGGCATAATTGTAACACCGCCAATAGTAACTTGGTTAAATAAAGATGCTGTTGGGTATAACGGTTCTCCATTTACTGTCTTAGCAGAAACTAAATTAATAAAGAAGTCGTTAGGGTTAATCAATACGATATTTGCCATGTACGGCATTTCATCTGTAAAGTTATGCGTTGTATAGATGTCAGTAATACAAGCGTTAACAACGTCCATAAAGTTAGGACTTGCAACAGATGTAGCCAAAGCACCAGCAGAGAAAGCACGCCCGTAAGTAGTTGCACCTTTAGGATTTGGAGAAACACCATCACCATTTAAGATACCTTTTTCACGTTTTAAATCGTGTTGTTGACGTAAGAAATCGTATGCAATTGCTTGTAATTGTGGAATGTCTGTAACAGCTTCTTCAGTTAATTTCATCCATGCGGCAACTTTTACAGGTGAAGCATAACGAGTTTCAAATTTCATGTCAATTTGAGGTTTTGAACCTTTTTCCGCTACGAAATCGAAACCACCTTCTTTTGGTAATGTTTCAGTGTATGCGTAACTTGCTTGTGTTGTTGGGATAGTTGTTACCATCGCATTAATAACAGCACTACGCAAGTTAGCACGGCTTGGTGGAGCAACTTGTACACCTTGCAATGCAGGAGCCGCAACAGGCAATGTAGCACTTGCAACTTCAACTGTTCCAACAGCTTTAGTTACGTCCATTTCAACAGCACCACCACTTTTAAACGCTTGTCTAATTTTGTCAGCGTTTTCCTCAACAAATTTGTAAATCGTTTCTTTGAACGATGTTACTTTGTTCGTGTCACCTTCTGTCAATTTCTTCATTGAAATTGTAGCGTTTTCCAATTCTTTAATGATAGCATTTTGCTTGTTAGTCAATGCTTCAATTTCCGCTTTTGTAGCGTTTTCTTTGTTTGCTTCTGCGATAGCCTTGTCGATTTCTTGTTTTCTCAAGTCGGCTTCGTAAGCGTTTTTTTGCGTTGTATAAGCTTCGTACTCGTGAGCCTTCATGCTATCAACTTCTTCTTGTGATTTGTAAGTAAACATTTTCTTTTAGTTTTTACTTGTTAATAATTAAATTGTTCTTCTTCGTTTTTGAGTGTCATTTGACGGCTCTTGTTTTGAAGTGTTCGAGACGGCTTCAATATTTTTATTTTTATCGAACTTGCTTAAAAGTTCTTTAACTGCAATCATTTCTGTATAAACTTTCAATTCACCTGAAACAGAATCAACAATTACTTTGTCAAAATCCATATCATGTTCTTGAAGTAATAAATCGTAATTAGACTCGTTTAACGTTTTTTTCCAAAGTCCTGCAATATGAACATCTTTGTGTGAATCTAAAATATTACTAGGTGAAATAGCACATTTAACTTTAATTGTATCTTCATCAATAACCTCGATTTTCAATACAGGAGTTAAGAAATTAGACCCTTTTACAACTGCTGAACCTTCGATATTTTTAGCTTCAATAACAGCCCAAAAATACTCACCTACATCGTCCTTGTTTAAAATAGATTCTTTGTATTTATCAAAGTTTTCTTTTTCTTGTGTGTATTCAGGAGCATCGTTATTATAGCAAAAAAGCAATTTAACATACCTCATCCCAACAGAATGATTTAATACATAACCGTTTTTATATTGGTTAAACATAAATTCATTTCTATTTTTACGAATAGTTGCTTCATAAACTAGAACCTCTAATTTATCAATGCCATTTGTAAAAGCCTTACTTGCTGAATCGAAAAGAACATTTGAAAAATCAGATTTCTGAATTTCGGATTTCTTTTTGTGAATCGCTAAATCTTTATTTGATAGGATTTCTTCTAATGTCATTTTTTCACCATGTTTTGCGAATCAACAGTTTTTTGCTTATCGGTTTTGATAGCTTTAATCTGTTCTTCAGTTAGTTTTGACGTGTCTTTTTTCATGTTATGTTAAATAGACTTTTGACAAATTTACAATATTATGTTAAATAGAATTATATTTGTTGTAAAAATTTATAAAAAATGACAAATCCATTCTTTTCAATTACCAATTTAGGTAATTCTATTCGTGGCTTATTTCAAGGTACAGACCGATTTACAAGGGGGTTAAATGTTGGCGGGGATTATTATGACTTTGTTGGAAATTATAACACGCCACAAGAAGTATATGAAACAATTTCTAATAATGAAATGAGATTGTTTAAAACTACTCCTGAAATTTATATACCAATTATGAAGAAAGCTACAATGTTTTCAAATGGTGTTTTTCGAGTAAAGGATTACAAAACGAATGAAATAATTGAAAACCATCCTTTGATTAAGGCACTAGAAAAGCCTACATTGACAATGAATCGAAATGAATGGTTAATCGCAAATTGTGTGAATCTTCACATTTACGGAAATAGCTACCTATACAAAAACCAACCTTCACCATTTATTAATCCTTTCAATGTGTTGTTCCCAATTTTACCGAATAGCGAAATTGTGATAAGTACAACAGGAAAAAGTTATAAGCAAAGCAATAAGGACGAAATTATCAAAGGTTATTCTTTAAAGAACAATGCAGATAAATTTACTGTTGATGAAATAATCCACATGAAAGGATATAGCGAAGATGGAATTAAAGGAATGTCTGTACTAGAATCGCTTCAAATGCCTATATCAAATGCAAGGGCTGGTTATGGTTTTAACAATGTCAACTTAGCTAAAAAAGGTGCTTTAGGTTTAATAACTCCAAAAGGTGGCGATGCAATTGGTGTTAGAAATCTTGAAGAAGAAACGCAACTTGATATTGAAAGACAATTTACAGAAACACATGGTATTTTTGACAATCAAGTGCCTATTAAGTTTTCGAAACAACCTGTTGAATATCAAACATTGAATTACCCTATCAAAGAACAAATGATATTTGAAACGATCAACCACACAATGCAAAAAGTAATTGATGCAATTGGATTGAACGAAAATATCTTTTCTCGTGATAAACAAAGCACATTTACAAACATGAATGAAGGTCTTAAAATGGCTTACCAAGATTCAATTATTCCATTTGCTGAGTTGTTCTGCTTTGCTTTAAATGATTCGTTAGGATTGTTTGATATGGGCATTTACATAGAACTTGACTATTCACATATCCCAGCATTACAAGAAAATCAAAAAGATGTTGCTCAAAATGCTAAGATGAAAGCTGAAGCAATTCAAGGACTTGTTTCGTTAGGTTACACAATTCAACAAGCTGAACAACTATTAAATATTACACAAGAATAAAAACGCAATTCATTTGCCTTTTTGACCCACTATTATCGGTGGGTTTTTTGTTTACGATAATTTTATTACTCCAATTCGTTGTAAGTATAGTGCCACATAGCGTACACTATCCATTAAGTGATTATCCTTGTCTTCAGGTTCTTCTAAAATAGTTCCGTATCTATCAACTTTACGTGAATAGTTTTCTTGTTCGTATGCAACATTAGTACTTGAACTTGTGTAATATACTTTCAAGTTTTCAAGTAAATCAATTCCATCTATAATACTTCCATTCGGTTTGCTCGCTGGTTCTGCATAATCAAATCCAATACGTCTAAGTGCCGCAATTTTACGAGGTCGGTTAGAATCGCAAATAATAGTAGATTTCTTTGATATACCTAATCTGTCGAAATACCATTTTACTAAACCTTCATCCATTGAATCTTCGTCTTGTTCGCTTAGAATAATTCTTTCTTGTGCTTTTAGGTTTTCCCGAATCTTGTTTTCACTTAGATAGTTTAATTC